CTATTTTGGGACCACCGGCCTCACCAACAACTGCACGGCTGCCATTGCCATCGCACAAGGCGGCACTGGCGCAACGACGCAGCCGGGTGCGGCGGCCAATGTCTTCCCCACGGTCACGCGGGCGGGAGACGTCGCCTATTGGAACGGATCACAGTGGATCACGCTTGCCGGCAATAACGGGACGACAGCCGTATTGCAGGAAACTGCTGCGGGCGTCCCATCATGGGCGACCAGTCTCTCGGGCATCGCATTGCCGACGCCTGTCCGAGCCGGGGATATCGTCTACTGGAATGGATCGGTCTGGGTGACGCTTGCCGGCAATATCACGACGATCGGCGTCCTGCAGGAAAGCGCCACTGGCGTTCCGTCATGGACGAGTAGTGTGACGAACCTCGCATTCCCGACCCCGACGCGGGCCGGTGACGTCGCCTACTACAACGGCACACAGTGGGTGACGATCCCTGGCAACAATACCGGGACGAACTTCCTTGCCGAAAGCTCAGCCGGCGTTCCGGCATGGAGCCAGCCAGTGGCTGTGACGTCGGTGTCATGCGGCCAAGGGCTGTCTGGCGGGACCATCACCACCACCGGCACCTGTAACGTGTCATTGACAAATGTGACGCAATCGATACCTGCGGATATTCTGCTCAATAACATCGCGAACTACTTCGATGGGCCAAGCGTGGGGCAGGGGACGACGGGCACATGGTTCGCGTCGGGGACGGTGACGTTGAATGATACGGCTGCGGCAACGTTTTACTGCAAGCTGTGGGACGGCACGACTGTGATCGACAGCTCCGCCACGCAGATCCTCGGTGCGGCGACGACCAAGATGACGCTATCCGGCGTGCTGGCTTCGCCGGCCGCCAATATCAGGATCAGCTGCAAGGACATCAGCGGGACAACTGGCAAGATCGCGGCCAATACCAGCGGCAATTCCAAGGACAGCACGGTCACTGCGCTGAGTATACAATGAGCGATATCGATCGTGCATTCAGTCCCGGGTTTAGCGCCGGCTTCGAAGGCGGCGGGGCCGCTAATGATCTTCAGACGATGATCTTCCGTATTGCTGGCGAATTGGGAGCGCGCTTCGATCTCGCCGGCACTCCTGGCACAGCGACGAGGTCACGGCCGAACGCCGAGGCGATCCGCAACGCGATCAACACCGCGATCTTCGAGTACCAGAAACACCGTTTCCGCTTCAACGAGATCGACCCGGCAATGCCGACGACGTTCGAGACGGTGCCGCTGCAGTCGACCTATTCGACCGCGGACTGTCCGGCCATCTCGACGATGTTCATGATCGACTATATCAACATCCAGATCGGCAACACGCTGATGAAGCTCTCGCAGAACACGCCAGAGCGCCAGCATCTCAACATCCAACTCTATACACAGTTCGGGCTGCCGACGAGCTACGCATATGAAGGCAATACCTTGATCCTTTATCCGGTGCCTGTGAGCGCCTATAAATGCTGGATCGGATGTCACCTTGCGATGCCGCCGCCAGCATCGGATACCGAGGAGAATAATGTTTGGATGACGCCGCGGAACGCAGAGCGGCTGATCCGCTGCCGCGCCAAGTACGAGATCGCGGTGCATGTGACGCGAAACCCGACAATGGCGCAAGCGATGTCGCCCGACAATGGCGAGACCTACAGGTCCTACATGGAGCTGAAGCGTGAGGGCAACAAGATCACATCGACGCTATCGCGCATGAGACCGATGAAGTTCTAATGATATGAGACCGATGAAGTTCTAATGATATGAGACCGATGAAGTTCTAATGATATGTCAGACACGATACCATTTCCGGACTATGCGCCTGACATCACGCCTCTCGGGCAAGCCGACTCGCAGGTGATCTTTAACGTCGTGCCGAAGAGCGACGGCTACGGTCCGATCCTCAGCATGACACAGTATTCACAGTCGCTGCCAGCTCCCTGTCGCGGCTACTTCTACGGCCGCAAACCTGACGGCACGGTGACGATCGTCGCTGGCACCGCGACTGATCTCTACATCATGAACCCTATCGATCTGTCATGGACCCTGGCATCCAAAGGGGGGCATTCTTACGGCGCTGTGCCGACAGACGACAACTGGGTGTTCGTCCAGTACAACGATCTCATCATCGCGGTTCAGAAGAACTGTCCGCCGCAGAAGCTCGCGCAGTCGACGTCAAATAGCTTCGTCGATCTCGGTGGTAACCCGCCCTATGCCGGATGGGTCGCGATCATCGGCTTCTTCGTCGTACTCACAGCGATACAGGAGGCGGGCCAGCGCGTGCAATGGAGCGACCTCGATGCGCCGGAGCAGTGGAGCGCAGGCATCGGGCTCAGCGACTTCCAGGATTTTCCGGATGGCGGCTCGTCTCTCGTGGTCAGCGGCGGCGATGCCTATGGCACGATCTTTCAGGAGCAGTCCATCCGCTCCATGACGTATGCCGCGGGCTCGGTGGCGATCTTCCAGTTCTACCGGTTCTCAACGCAAGAGGTGTTGTTTGCCAAGTACTCTGTCATCAACGTCAGCAACAGAGTGTTCTATCTGAGCGCAGCTGGGTTCAGGGAGATCGTATCGACGGCAGATCCTGTCGACATCGGCAAGGACAAGGTCAACATCACCTTCTTCAATGATGTCGATGCCGCCCAGCTGCAGCTGATCATCGCTGCCGTGGCTCCGACCGCCACGCGTGTCTATTGGGCCTACAAGACGAAGAACGGGGCGTATGGCACGTTCGATCGCATCCTCGTCTATGACTACGTGCTGAACAAATGGGCGCGCGTCAACATCACTGGCGAATTTCTCGCCTCGTTGGCGAAGCCCGGCCTGACCCTGGAAAACATGGATGCCTATACCCTGGAGCAACTCTATGTGAAGGATGCAAAGCCCAGCGCGACTGGCAGCATTATTTTGACGCTTGATGCCGTGGTGAAGCCTAGCTTCAATTTGGCTGCTCAGCCGTTTGCGACGGTGCAGGGCATCAAGGGCACTACTGAGGCCAACGGTGTCTGGCGCTTCAACATTATCGACGACACGCATGTCGAGGAGATCGGATCAAGCTTCGTGAACGCGTATATCTCAGGCGGTGCGATCGGCGGCTCGATCGAAGCCATGACCTATCCGGATATGGGCGGGACAGTTAACCCGACGTTCTCCTTCGACGACATCGTCAAGGCGGCTATCGCGCAACTGTCGGCGTTCGATGCGACCCATGCGCTCAATTTCTTCACCGGCCCGGCGCTGGAGGCGACGCTGGAGACCGGCGAAGGGGACGGCAAGGGCAAGATGATATTTACTACCGCAATGCGTCCCATCACTGATGCGACGCAAGTCTATTGCTCGGTGGGCTTCCGCAACTCGCCGCAGGGCATCCCGGTCTACACCATGGAGAACCTCATCGACGATATGGGCATGGCGCCGATCGATCCGATCGAGTCGCGCTATCAGCGCATCAGGGTGCGGATCGAAGCGGGCTCCAGCTGGACCTATGTCCGCGGGGCCCAGCCCGAGACCGAGGGGGCAGGAGATCGCTGAGAGATGGCATACTTTGGCACATTGGCGCCGGGTTCGGACGATGAGAGCGCGCTGCTTGCGTCACTTCCGGACGTCGGTGCGCCGATCCTCGGGCCCGGGCCCCAGGTGTCGTCGGGCTTGCCGATGGTCTCTCAGGTATTAGGCCATAGACGTCGGCATTGGCTGCCGCCTGGAGCCAGGATGCTCGGTCCGGCGAGGCCGGGCGTGGGAATACCTTACGATCAGATGGACCCTGGAATGCCAGTTACGACCTTAGGCATACGAGGCTAAAGAGAGAGCGCTATGGATGGCTTCGGTACATTGTCGCCAGCTGCGGATCTAGAGGACGATCTGATGCGCAGATATGTCCTGCCGCCTAATGCAGGTGGCGGTCCTGCGCCGATGCCCCGCGGCTTGATGCCGCCTGATATGGTGCCGCCGGGAGAGTCGCGTTTATCTCCCATGCCGCCCGGCGCGATGCCGCCCGACATGGTGCCCCCAGGTCGAACGCGGCTATCACCGATGCCGCCGGAGTCGGCCCCGCCGGATCTGCAGCCGATCAACTGGTCGCAGATGAACCGGCCATTTGGCACGCTCTCTGATCCGAGGGGCGCTGTGATAGCCGGCGCCGGCAAGCCATGGGAGATGCGCGAGGGTGATGTCAACACTGCTATGGGCTTGGGGATGGGCTTCGCTGGCGGCGGCCTTGGTAGCACACCGGAGGCAAGGGCTGTCAAAGGGCTGTTCGAGGCGAGTGGCAGGGAGGCCGCACAAAAGGCTGGTTCTGCGCTAAAAACGACATACGCGAGTTGGCTAGACGCATTGGAGGGAAAACGCAATGTTCCGACCGAAGGAGTTGGACCTACATCAGGGCCCGTCCAAGCCCCTGGAGCAGATGTCTCCGGAGGAGCTGGAGGAGTGAGAGGAGATCCAAGGGATGCAGAGGCATATCTGCAGGCAGCTAAGGCCGCGGGGAACTACTCAGCCCTTCCCGGAGATCAGAAGATGGGACTGATGCCTGAATGGACAATGCGAGATCGGGTGAAGTAGACAGATGGCACGCAGACTACAGCCACATGAGAAAGATCTCTACGCGATCGTCTCGACGACAAACGAGCTTGTCGATGGGCGATCGAACAATGTGGGCCATGTGACACTGACGCCCGGCGCCTCCTCGACTCCAGTGACATTCCCGACCGTGTCGGCATCCTCGATGATCGCGCTCACGGCGCGGAGCGCGAGCGCATCGGCCGCGGTCTGGTTTATCTCGTCCGTGCTTAATGGTAGTTTCGTCATCAGCCATGACGTCAGTGCCGCCACGGATCGCAACTTCGACTTCTCAGCTGTCGGAGGCTGACACAGATGACTAATTTCTTCGATACGTCTCCTGCGACGACGACGGAGACCACGAACCAAACGACGACGGCGAACCCGTGGGCGCAGGCCTCACCGCTGCTCACCAGCATGGCGCAGTACTATAGCGGGCTGAACCCGGCAGTGACGGGACAGCAGACGCAAGCTGGACAGAACCTGTGGGGGGAAGCGAGCGCGGTCCCAAGTTACGGCGCGCAAGGCGCTGGCGCGGTCAATAACCTGTTCAGTGGCTTGGGCATATTGCCATCCGCATATTCGACGCTGCAGCAAAACCTGGGTTCTGTCGCAAACCCGAATAATACGAACCCGTACAACACGCCCGGCTTCAGTGATGCGCTCAACACCATGACCGGCAACATCACGAACGCGGTGAAGGGCGG